GGATCAGGAAACTCAAACTCAACTTGTTGCATCGCCATACTCTATCTCCTATGCGCGAGTTATACCGCTCGGATCGGGGACGACAGCCTGAATAGAGTCGTCATTCATTAATCGATACTCTTGCCTACCTATCTTGAAACGAGTACCAGTATTTGCTCGGAACATCACATAATCCCCTTGCTTACACCAAGGGCCTGTGGGGAACCGATCTTTGTCCGCATAGGCTTGTTCGCCCATGTCAATAACACAACCTATGATAGACAGAATGTACTCGTCTCTAACTGTTTGATTTGACTTAAGAATTTCACTACCTCCAAAAGTCTCTTCAATGTTAGGTAAGGCTATAAGAATGTGATACCCAGCAGGTTTTGGGATTTTGTTCTCTAACTCTGCTAACTCACGTTCTTGTTCTGCTATCTTTTCTCTACGCTGCTTTTCTAGTGCAGTTTCAGCATGCACCCCATCGGGGGTAATACTTATCGTCGCTTCAGTCATCTTCAGCTTCCATATAGTTACGCGAAAGGTCGGCTATCTCTCTGCGAGCGGTGGCTAGACCTCGAATCACCCCGCACACTTCTTTGTACCCAGCAAAGTCTTTTGCTCCTCCACTGTTTACAAATCCTTCTTGCTCGCGCTGAATATCAGCGAGTTTTTCATCAAGCACGTCAAAGACGGTTTTCGCCATAAGTTATTGCCTCCTTGGGGGCATTTCCTGTGCTTTCGCAAGATCAAGTATTGCTTTGGCTTCATCCAAGTCTTGTCTTGCGCTGGCTTGGTCTACCTGAGCAGCAACGCGGGCGGCTTCAATAGCAGCGGATTTATCTGCTTTCTGCTTATCAAGCTGAAGTTTGGCAGCATCAAGTGCGGCGTCTGCCTGATCTTTTTGGGCCTTACGCTGTTGTTCTGCGGCTTTAATCTGTAGCTCCTGCTGTTGCATTTGAATAACAGGGTCTTGAGCTTTCTGCTGTGCAGCAGCTTGAGCCGCTTGAGCTTGTTTAGCTTGAGTATTCTGGATAGCAGCATCAGAAATAAGACGCGCCAGCAATACTTCATCTTTCTCGCTCAGTTCTTCATTAGGTGCGGGTAGAGGCGCACCAAGTCTTTGTTCAAGCTGTACTCTATAGTCAAAAGCAATGTGCTCCGCAACGTGTGCATTTAGGGCTGCAACTATCTGTTGCGCTGCGGGGTTCTGACCAATAAACGCCGCAATCTGCGGGTCTTGTAAGAACGCTTGGTGAGTTCTGATATGTGCTGCATGATCTTGGTAGATGAATGCTTTGATTGGTTTACCCACCAACACATTCATGTTTTCGCTTACAGGATCAGCAGGTTTAATATCGTCTTTCGTCGGTACAAGTTTGTCGGCGTTCTTAATACCTAAAACTTCAATCATCTGACGATGCAACTGTGGCAAGTCATAGATTTGTGGGGCGGCCTGCGCCATTTGCAGTACTGCTTGATACTGAACGACTCGTTGAGCCATCGTACTGCTGTTGGGATCGCTGACGGGAATAACATCCACCACGGCGTAATCGTCTCGTTTAGCACGAGGCTCACCACGGTCAGGCACGTACATGTACTCTTCCGGAGCGTACTCAGCAATGATAGCCCGCAAGAGTTTGAACTCCTGCTTCATCGCATAATGTACTCTGGACTGAACAGCAGCCATTGGCTTGAGCGTACGCTCAAGAAGAGCAAGCGTTGTTCCGACAGGTGCATTAGCACTCATGTCAGAAATGTTCATATCAGAGATCGCACCTAATCTACGACCTTCTTCTGTAATACGCTGTAAGAGAGCTAATAATGTTTGGCTTGGCTCCTTGTAAGGGAGCGTCATTATGTTCTCTTTAATACTGCCGGAGGGCACGTCTACATCACGGAACTCACCGGGGCCGATGGGGGTATCGTCTCCTTTGACCCGTAAACCACGAGACTTTAAGCCCCCCGGCAGGTTTGACAGTGTACCTGCGTCAACTAACTGACGAATCAGGGAAGTACCTGCTTTAGCGTATCCACCAATAATGTGGATTAATCCAAGTCCATAAAAACCAAAACCCGGCACATAAACATAATGCACGAAATACTGACGCTTAAGCATCAACGGGTCTTCGGGGTTCCAGTTACGACGAATAGAAAGTACTTCTCCGGTACCTCTTTCTATCGCTACAACATAAGGTTTGGCTATCTGTTTATCTTCATCACCGGCTTCATTATCAATACCATCAATAACTAAGTCAGCATGAACCTCAAGTACGGTATATCTGTCGTCCGAAGTAATGGAGTATCCTCCCTCTTCGGCTTTCTTCTCTTCAATATCTGTGTGGTAAGGCGCAGGATCATCAAGATCAACTTCACGATAGAATCCCCCCGCCTGTAGTTTAAGTAGCTCGTTCTTAGTCTTACGCATCACATGCGTAACACGTTCGGCACTTTCTATATTAGAAGCACCATAAGGTACGACTACATCTTCAGCAGGTATGTAAAGTGCTACTTGACGCCCTATGTTTGGATCGTAATAAACTTTCTTAAACGCAGACCCTGCAAGACCAAGGCTATACAACATGCGTTCATGTTCTGGACGGTACTCCGTCATCACCTCAGTCAGTTCATAATTCATATCAGCCTTAACGCGTAAGGCTGCATCTTCTTTCTCTTTAGTTATCTCACCAATTATCTTTGTCTTAACTGGCCCACCGGCAGGAAATGTTTCACTCATCGCTTCTGCCTGAAAACGAATAGCTGCTTCGGCCAGCACGTTGCTGTACACACCACAAGCATCTTCCCAAGGTTCAGTGCGCTCTTCATAAGTAAAGCCCAGCACTTCCAAACCTTTAACGAAGGTATCCGCCCACTCTTTACGGCTGGCAGTATCGCCTTCAAAGGCTTCAACCAGATCAGAACCTAATGCACGTAGCTCGTTCTCTTCTAGGTATTCAGCAAGGTTAGCGTCGAACGGCGCGTATTCTGCTTCCTCGTTCTCTTCCCCACCGAAGTTTATCTCGATGCTGCCGTCTTCAAGCTCAACCTGCACGGGAGCATCAGACATAACTTCCATCTCGACAACCGCATCAACGTCTTCGGGTAAGCCGTCTGGGGCTTGGTATACACCTTTCTCTATCGCCATAATTATTTACCTTTAGTAGTAACCGCCCCTACGTCTGTATAGTGGTTGCTCATCTGGCTCATCGGTCGGGAGCCTGATAAACCCGCCTTGTCTAAAACGCATCAATGCCATGATTGTGCTGTCCACGAGGTCATCGTGCGACATAAAAGGAAAGCCAGCCACTTCCTCAACCAGCTCTTCTGCCCAACGTGTTTGTGGAACCCACACTAAGCCGGAGCTTACTATATCCGCTACGGAGTTTAAACGAGCGATCTTATCACCCGATCCCCTGTGAGGGGTATATTCCTGCACCACCAGACCCATCCGCCGCATCTCCTGATATAACGGCGTACCACTACTTTTCTTCTCCACAATAAACGCATCCGGCTCCCAAGAGTTAAACTCGCCATAGGCCAATTCTTTTAACTCGGGGAACTCTAGCCGTTTCTTAATACTATTAAGGAGGATGATGGAGTACCGATTCTCCTCCTCATTATAAAAAACACCCCACGTAGTCAGGGCCGTGTAGTCAGCACGGTTGTTCTTCTCAGCCGCCGCGTCGAGCGACATTATTATGTATTCACAGGGTGGAGGGTCTTCTTTGACCCACTCATTCCACCACTCACGTTTAACAATAGCCGCCTCTTCAGCCGTGGGTTTCTGCTGATACTGAGCATTCCACTGGAAAAGAGGCATCGAAGCCTTAGTGCGATACAGCGCATCTAGGTTAAAAAACTCAGGCCATAGGGGCTTTTCAGTCGGCTTTGCGGGGTTATCAGGGTTCTCAATCTCCAGAATTGCTGGAAATTCCACCACTTCATACGCATCTGCAAGGTCAGACTGCGCCATATCCCGTACAACACGGCCCGTCAGGTCATCCAAGTGCCATCTGGTCTGTACAATAGCCACACGGCCTGCGGGCATCAGACGTGTTCGCGCACCGTAGGTAAACCATTCGTAGGCTTTGTCAAAAACGTCCAAGTTTCCGTTGATGATGTCTTGTTCGTTGTGTGGATCGTCAATAAGTAGGAGGTGGGCACCACGACCAGCCAAAGCTGAACCAACACCACAGGCAAAATACTCCCCACCCGCACTCGTATTCCACCTTCCCGCGCTTTTTGAGTCCTGTGCGAGCTGCACATTGGGAAAAATCGCCTGATATTCTTCGGTTCCAATCAAATTCCTTACTTTTCTACCAAAATCCACCGCCAAATCAGTGGTATGGGACACCATCAGCACCTTTTTGTCCGGATTCCGCCCTAAAAACCACGCTGGAAAGTAAATCGAGATGAGTTGGGACTTACCGTGACGGGGCGGCATGTTCACACAGACCCGATCCTTACCAGATTCGGCCTGTTCCTCCCCTTCCTCGTTGTAAACCTTCCCTTTCTCGATCTCCATCAGGAGATTTGCCAGTACTCGGTGGTGTTTTCCCACCTTATAGTCCGGCTGCATGGCCTTACAGAATTCAATCAGGTCGTTATAGCAGGCTTCAGCCCGCTTCCGAGCCTCAAGCTCCTCAACTATCCGGTAAATCTCAGCTTGTTCTTCCGGCGTGTACGAATCTAGGTTTTCTAAGAGGAAGTCTACCTCTTCCGCCGTAAACTCCGGAGGTGGGGGTGCCGCATTTAAGTGTTTAGCGGCCTGCGCTGTTATCATGTCTGTGTGCTTCCCACTTCTTCAGGGGACAACTTGCCAACATCAACCAGATTTTAGCCTCCATCCAGCACCCACATATCTTACAAGTATGCAGTGTGGGTCTGAATTCGGGGCAGCTACGGCAAATTTCACCACGTTCAGCAGCAACTTCACTCCGCGTCATTAACTTCCCCCTCCTGCTCATAGACCCCTTCGGCGTTTTGCTTGAGTACGGTCAACTTCTCCCGCAATTTCTCACGTAGCTCGTCCGCAGTCTGGTGGGTTACCGTAATTTCCTTGCGATCTGTGAACAATCCAACGTCTGTCATCTTGCCCAGTAACTCCAGAGCCTTCATACGAATACGGGCGTCGGGGTTCTCAGTCTCAAGTATGAGCTTGTTTGTTACGGTATTACGTATTTCAGCCGCGCTTGTTGCAATAAGCTGACCAAATTCTTTGAGGATGCCGTGAGTTTCTACAAGGGAGGCCGGTGTCATTGAGTTAACACGGGAAGTAGAAACGGTTTTTGAGGTTTTCTCTACATCTGCTGCGTACGAAGTTAGCAATACAGCAGCTACATCACGATCTTCTTCAGTAGCTTCAAACTCCAGACCATGATCCTCTAACTCGTGAATCGTATTGCAAGCCGCTTCCGCACGAGCACGTAAGTCCATGTAAGGAACATCATCTGGTATTTCAATGCCAAACTCTGGCACTAAAGCAATAGCCATACAAACACCTTTCCGCAAGCCGAAGCCGTTGGGTGCAAGTATATAGACCAAAAAGAACCCTCGCAACGTGTGGAGTCGTCGGCGAGGGCATAAATAGGGGCGCTCAAGGAGATTAATAGGTGAAACATGTAGCCCCTAACTCACAATATCACGCGTGTTGCAGAAATCAAAGAAGTGTTGGGATGTGTTAGAAACTGTTAGAAAGTGTTAGAAACTGTTAGATAAAAAGTTTTCCAAAAAAAGTGGCATAGGTGGCAGAAAGAACTAAAAGCTAAATGGGGTAAGGGCTATAGCCTGCCACTAAAATAAGAACATTGCAGAAATCAAAGCTAAGTTAAATAACAAAAATTTGTTTGTGTAAGTACCTCGGGACTCCTGACGGGGGGTATGCCGGAAATGGAGGGGGTGGGGTAAGTAGGACGGGGTTTCAAAAAGAAGGGGGGAGGGGGCATTGCAACTTTGCAACCTTTGTTTAAGGGGTGGTCGCAAGACGTACTTAAGGGGGT